GTTTTATTTAGGGGTTTCGCTCTTACACGGGGAAGGTCGAGAACCTCCTACTCTATTGCTGCCCACTGGCCTCCGCACGCTCGTTAATTCGTGACTGTCGGAAGGACCATACAAACGACTAACTGTCGCCAAAATCAAGATTGCATATTTCAGTAAACAATTTTGGTAAGTCTGTCATCCGTAAGTCCCCCAACAGGGTTACGGTAAGGTCCCCAACACCGTAATGGTAAAGGGGTATACTTGATCAAAGTAAAGGGGTATACTAGTTCCCAAGGGTTTAAATTTCCAGTCCCCCAAGGGGTATACTTCCAGTCCCCATACTTAAATGGGGCTCGGAGGTGTGTAACTGACTACTTCTACTCTAGCAGACGAAACAGAAGTTGACGTACCGCCAGTAGCATTAACAACGCCATCTTCGGCTGTAACTTCAATCTTATACGCTTTAATCTGAGCAAAAGCTCCATCAGGAGAATAATCTAGAATCGTGACTATGGTTCCAGTACCGGCCGAAAGTCCGGTGCCAGTCACGCTAACACCAACCAAAACAAAGTAAGATATGTAGAAACCTTTGTTCTTAATCTTGAAAGACGTAGCAGTATCCACTCTAAGTATATAAGCGGTTTCCGACAAGAAAGTGAGAGCAGGATCACCTAAGGGCGTTGATGTCGAAACGGCTCCAGCTGCTGTCAGCCTCTGCCACCCGGACTCCTTTGGAGATCCGAGGTCAGGCTTAAACAGGGAGACATCGTAAGACGCCCAAAGTTCACCCAACACCTGTCCTGCTGATCCGGGTAGACCAACTGTGGCAAGTTGAAAATTTCCCAAATTAGCAAACCTAGGATCAACGTCCAGGGTTTCATCGCCTCCTGCATCCGCACAATACAGCAATTTTGACTGTGTCATGGCCGGATCGCACTCAACCACGTGGATCTGTGATCTACTTGGTTTCGCACTAGTGGCATATTCACTGTTTTCCATCTCAAGCTTATTTGTGAAAGCTCTCTTGATAGTGTCGTAATTGGTTGACATGACGACAGCACCTAAAGCGCCTCCAGCTGTTATATCTGAAGATAGAGTTTTAAACTCAAATATCAAACCGTTAAACCTGTATTGCTGAAACCTAGCGGCCACAGCTGCAAGCCAAGGGAAAGTATCCGAGTTTGCTGCATTTATTACATAAGATGTGTTGCTAAAAGAACTTGGTGAACTAGGAACTACTATGTCTCCAATGTACTCTCTGTGTTGTATCCGCGTTTCGTGTATCGAATTCATGAACTGAGGAATTTCAGTTCCTTCAGGTAATACACTAGCAGTTTTCATCAAAGAGTTCTTATTAACAGTATAAGCTCCGAAACCCACAACTTTAGCCAATCTTTGACCAAGTCTGGCTCCTAGAGCAGAGCCTGCGTTAGATAAACCTGGATTAACGCTCCGAGCAGCGCTGCCACCAATGAAACCGCCAGCTTTGCTGAAAGTTCCGCTTGGGAACACTCTCTGCAAAACCGGTAGCATCTTATCAGTGTAATAACCACCCTGTCCAACAATTTTCTTAATTGCTTGAATGTCTTCATCAGACACTTTACTTTTGTTCTTCTTTCCAGCCATTTTGTTAATTTTAACGTTAGTATTAATGAAACTTATTATATTTGTTATGTTTCGGGCCACGGCTGTGGATGACCCCCAACGACGGCCTGATAGTCAGGCCGATTTAAGTATTTCAGTACCCTCCCCAGTTTCAGGTGTTTCATCACCATCCTCAAAGGGAAGTTCCAAATCTTCTATATCCTCGACTATCTGATTGAAATCAGGATGGAACTTAAGCTCCCTCTTGAGTTCTTCAAACTCGATAGCTTTATTATAGTTTATTGATAGGAATTTAAATACCATTTTCTCATAATGTACCGGATAACTAAAATACTGACCTTCTTTATTTATACCCCAATAATTAGAACAAAATTCAAATTTCCCTCCATCTTTATCGATGTCGTTAAATTTCATGTTCATATTGGCTTCAATATAACGGTTTCTAAATCCTGCTCTAAACGCGGCGAGTCCATCATCACCAGCTACCCGTCTATTGACGGCGCCAAAGTAATACATTATGAACGAGTTAACATTCGAGTTCTGCTGCGTAGTGTCAAATTTTCCACTAGCAACTAAGCCCGGCGTAACCTGAGCTATCATGTCTCCTTTGGAAAACTGAAAGATTTTCCTTTTCTCCAGTTGTTTTAGGTTTCTGATCGCGTTTCTGAATGCATCGGTGGGGTTTATACATGACTCTGTTATTATGTAAGATTCAATATCGTATCCAACTTCTCCAAACTGCCAATCCCAAGCCGTTGCATCAAGGTCAACATGATGCAGCTTCTTATTGTCGTAAGTTTTGCAGAACCTGTCTACTACGTTCTTTATATCATCTTCCAACCTAAGACCAAATCCCATAGTGTGATCGCTAGTCTGCCATGTCTCTTTCTGAGCCGCGATGAGAGGAGATATAAGCATCTGACTCACAATGCGGTCTGCAAGACTAACACTGGAGATTAATCTTTCA